ATAGTGTATAATTATATAATAGTCTAAATAGGCAACCGGTGGCTTATGAATGGACAACATTTTTCAAATAGTAAAAAGAACAGAGAAAAACCTAATTCACGGAAAGCCATTAAAGTTAGGAAAATACACTGAGCATTCACACGTAGAGAAAATTTCAACGATACAGGCATACATAAACTCACAGCATATCTCTGGGAAGTATGACTCTACTGGCAGAGAGAAACCTTTTAATAATATAGTCTTAATGGCAGTCTACGCTTGGTATAAACTAACCGACATAGACCGAAAGCATATACGCTTCAAGCCAAGAAACGCCAAGCAAAGACTAAAATCTCTTATCGCTACAATTAAACTACGCCTTTGGATGAATAAAAAACAATTCGGACAATGGCTTAATCTCTGGGGCTGGACACTATCCGCCTACGGTTCTTGCGTTACCAAGTTTGTAGAGAAAGGCGGTAAACTAATCCCAACAGTAGTAGACTGGGATAAACTAATCTGCGATCCAGTAGACTTCTATTCAGGAGTAAGAGTTGAGAAACTATACTTCACACCTTCGGAATTAAAGAAACAAGGCTACGATGAGGAAGCTGTAGAATTAGCATTAAACTACTTCAAAGAATCCCGTGAAACCCTAGAGGGAGATGATATAGACATCAAGAACGAATATGTCGGAGTGTATGAAGTCCACGGAGAACTCCCGATGTATCACTTAACAGGTAAAGAAGAAGATACCGACCTAAGACAGCAAATGCACGTTATCTTTATGATGCAGAGCGTCAAGGACAAAAAGAACGTTAACATCTCTCTTTACTCAGGCAAAGAAGCCAAAGACCCTTATTATATCTCACACTTAATCAAGCAAGACGACAGAACACTCTCTATCGGAGCAGTAGAGAGCTTGTTTGATGCTCAGTGGATGGTAAATCACTCTGCTAAACTAATCAAAGACCAGTTTGACCTAGCTTCTAAACTAATCACTCAGACATCAGACGACCAATTCCTCGGCAGAAACCTCTTAACTGACGTAGATACAGGTAGTGTTTTAATCCACCGAGAGAACCAACCACTAACCCAAGTAAACAACCAATCCCACGATATACCGAATATGATGGGCTTTATGGACTCTTGGAAACAAGCAGGTAGGGACATCTCAGGCGCTCACGAATCAGTTACAGGAGAACAGCAACCATCAGGCACACCTTACCGTCTAGGAGCTATGCTTAATGCCGAAGCCAGAGGATTGTATAACATAATGCGACAGAGCAAAGGCCTACACCTAGAAGAGATGTTGAGATTATTCATCCTCCCTTACTTCAAGAAAACCTTAAAGAATACTGACGAGATAGTAGCCACCCTAGAGGGAGAAGAACTAGAGAACCTAGATAACCTAATGCTACCGGCTAAACTAGAAGCAGCACTATTACCACTAATCTCACAGGGACTAATACCAACACCTGAACAATTACAAGGATTAGTTGACGAAACAGGCAAGGACTTGGGTAATACTAGGTTCATCACTCCGTCTAAACACAAAGATAAAACTTGGGCTGATTACTTCAAAGACCTAGACTGGGAAGCCATAGAGATTGAAATAACCGGCGAGAACAGAGATAAACAATCTATCTTGATAACTCTAGACACCTTACTACAGAGAATAATGGCTAACCCACAGGCACTAGCAGATCCTAACGTTAGAAAGATAATGAATAGAATAATAGACGAAGTAGACGGATTAAGTCCACTTCAATTAACAGAACCAGAAGCGCCCCCTATGGAGGGGACAACCGGTGGCACACCGCAAGGGCCAAGCGAAATGCTAGGTGCTATAGGCGGTGCAGGTGAGGTCGGCGCTCCTATAATGACTTAAAAATATGGAAGAAAGAACAATGCGAATAACTCCTGAAGAGATTGACTTGTTAAAGTCTACCTTCAAGGGAAATGAAAAACTGATTAAATTATTACGTAAGATATTCCTCCCAGAGGTAAACCCCGAAGCACCTCTAGGACAGAACATAGACCTATGGATGACCGTTCCTATCAAGGAATTATCCCCAGAAGAAGCTATGGTTAACATTATCGCCCGTAATAACTTAATCCAGCACGTTGAAACACAGCTTCTACAGCTTAAGATACTAGCTGACACAGAAGCCAAGACGTTAGAAGAAATCAGAGAGAACCTTAAAAAAGATAGTAGCAAATAGTCAAAATATTCAAGGGACCTGGTACACGTCCTAAAACTGTTCCTGAATATGAATAAGTACAAAAAATCGGTAGACTTCGATGCCTTAACCGAAGAGGAGAGAGAAGCTCTTGAGGTCGGTGAAAAAACAGAAGACGACTTAATAAAAGAGTGGGAACAGCAAGAAGAGGAAGAGCACAAGCAACTCCTTGATGAAGCCCAAAAAGCTAAACAACTTGCTGATAACTACAAAGTCCGAGCTGAAAAAGCCGAATCAAAAACCAGAGAGCACAAAGAGGATAAAGAAACTCCTAAAAACCTATCCTACCTAGACACGATTGCCCTTGTAAAGGCAGACGTATCTGATGAAGACATATCAGATGTTATGGATTACGCTTCTATGAAGAAAATATCCGTAGCAGAAGCCCTTAAATCAAGTGTAATCAAAGTCTTACTGGCTGAGCGCAAAGAAGAGAGAGCGACAGCCGAAGTTACATCTACTGGTGCTAAAAAGCCAGGAACAAGCGTCAGAAGTGGTCAAGAACTACTAGATGACGTAGAAGCTGGTAAAGTGCCACAGAGTGATGAAGAAATTGAGAGACTAGTTAATGCTCGTTTAAAGAGTAAAGCTAGAAAATAACAACCGGTGGCCTCGTATAGTCGTAAGAGGGAACAAGAAATACTAATATGGCAAATACTATTTCAGACAGAACTTGGCGGGATAAATACCGCAGTTCAATGCTAGAAAGAATCCTACGAAACAATCTAGTTGCCGAGGCCATTTGTGAGGTAGATCGTTCAGACAACAAGCGTATTCAGAACCCTTATGGTTCTGAACCAAGCGCTTCGGTTCAGGCTTTGTCCGGGAACTACATTGTTGACGATTACACCACTACTGATGACACCTTAACAGTCGCTGACGAAGTTATCGTTGCTGAACACATCTACGATTTCGAAGATGTAATGTCCAACTTTAACCTCTTCTCCAGCCGAACTGAAGAGATGGCTTACTCAGTAGCCAATCGCATTGACCGCTTCGTTCTTAACAACCTATGTGAAGACGGAACAGGAACCTACACAACTCCAGTTGGTGGATTCACTGATCCTGTTAACATTGTTGAAATCCTATCCAACCTTCTCAGTGAGGTTGCTGGATACACCGATGTTTACAAAGGTCTATTCTTGGTTATTGAGAACACTGATATGGTCGGATTCGCTGAGGCTCAGGCTAAGAGCGGATTCTCGTTTGCTGATGGTGCTTTAAGAAATGGATACTACACATCTATGATGGGTATTGACATCTATATCGTAAGAACAGGCACTTTCGCTGACGAAACACTAGGAACAACCACTTACACCAATGATGACCATCGTGTCTTCGGTGTTAAGAACGTTGCTACCTACGCTTCTCCTCGTGGCATTCGCTGGGATGAGAAGGCAGTATCAGGCAAAACTGGTAAAGAAGTTGTATGTTGGGGTTATATCGGATTCAAACTTTGGGCAACCAAAACAGACTTGGTCGTTGATATTGCGATAGCATAGTTTAACAGCCCTCGTGGGCTGTCTAGAGGACACTTCCCACCGGTTGGTGTTCTCTACACAGCTCATAGGGGCAAAGATAAAGGTCTAAATTAAAAAGCAAAAATATGGCAAGGAAACGTGTAATAGACGTAACCACAGCAACAAGAACCTTATCTCGTAATGAGAATGGATCTATTGTTGTTCTTGATAGAGCAGCCGGAAGCACCGTAACTTTACCTGCCGCTGGTCGTGGACTAGAATTTCAGTTCGTTATGAAAACAGCTGGATCTTATATAGTTGAATGCGATGGCACAGATAAAATGAGAGGTGTTCTCTTAGTAGCTCTAGATGATGAAGCACAAAAGTCTTTCTTAGCTGACCCAACC